GGGGCTTGCGCCCCCCGTCTCTTTCGAGATCTGTTGGAAACAATGGATTGAAAAGGAGGTTGAGTTGAACACTTTAACCAATCGATCTCGAACGACCGCCCCGGCCATTTGGAATTCGGAAGCTATCGACTACCATTCGGTGTTCGGTAACTTTCATTTCACTCGGCCGTTGTACCTCGGCACCTATCTGTTTTCACGAATAGATGACGTCTGGGGTAAGCCTCGCGACAGAGATGGGCTTTGGCCTAACTCTGATACGATGCAGCGTGCGTTCGATGCCACGAGTCTCAAACCCGTGGTTCCTTGGGAGCAGTATGGTGCGGGCAGTACTCAGTACTGTATCCCCACCGATGGGGCCTTGCCCCGTTGCTCAGAATCGATCGTGTTCAATGTTCCGTTCGCGTCCGACGACCTTGTGTACGAATTTGCATGGGATTCTTTTCAGAAGTTTTCCACGCAGATCCCGACGGATGTCAGCATTGCTAACTTCGTTTGGGAACTTCAAGAGGTTGGGCAGTTATTGCCTTCTCTCGAGAAGAACGTACAAAAGACCATTTCTGGCGCCTACTTGTCTGAAAAGTTTGGGTGGGAACCCTTGCTCAAAGACTTGCAGGTACTCACTGGTATTCTCTCCACCGTGCAACGCAAGATTAATTTCCTGAAGAGCACGTATGGGAAGAAAATCCGGTTAGGCAATTATCGCGGTGATGCGCTTACCGTTGGAACGGGAAGCTTGTCTCCGCATAACCAACTAATCGAAACGTGGGACAGTCCAGACCGCCGAGAGGCGTGGGTACTCAAACGGTACCGTTGTGATCTCCGGGCAGGTGGTAGACTTTACCATGAGCTTGAAGGCCTCAATGATCTGTATGGGTATTGTCGGGCTATGTTAGTTGCGCTGGGGCTAGACAACCCGCTAAAAGCTGTATGGCAAGCCATACCGTATAGCTTTGTCGTGGATTGGTTCCTCGGTTTGTCGCGCAAACTTGGCGGCCTGAGCATAAACCCTTTTAAGGGCCAATTTCAGGTCTCAGACTTCTCGGTTTCGGTTTCGACCGTCTTCGAGTGGTCAGTTAGCCAGGTCTCTGCTCCTTCAGGCAGTACGCCGCTTGGAGTTGTAAGAGCTAAGCAGTATGAACGGATTTCTCGTCTCCCAGTGCAGGCAAGTTACCTTACTTTGAATGCACTGTCACCGCAGCAGCTGTTGCTTGCAAGCGCGATGCTCGCCCAGCATTAGCGTTCACTATACCACTAAATTGGTGGTAGGGCACCTACAGAGGAGCTTTCTCATGTCACTTTCCACAACCATCGTTGTCGATGATGCTTCTGGCGACGATGTAACGTACAA